ATCGTTAGACGGCAAGACGTGCGCCGCTCTGAATACGACGATTGCGAGCGGTTGGGGCAGGCCGTGTTCAGCCCCTTTGAATTTCGGACGCCCCTTGATGAATCGGATTTCGCCCTTCATGCAGTAGGAGTGCCACCAGTTCGTGTTCGTGCGGGCAGGTAGCAGGCACACCACCGTTGTCCCGTTGCGCTGGCTTTCCTCGTAGGCTTTCCGCACCCACGCGCCTTGAGTCCCGAACGGCGGATTCATCCAGCAGACGCCTTCCCACGGTTGCGCGAGCGCGTTATCGGCCTCGGTGTAGTATCGCGGACACTTGGCGTTTTCCGCCGTCGCGCACACGTCGAGCGTGAATTGGAACTCGGCATTGAGTGGGTCGAACACCGTCGCGGGTGTTTCCCAGTCTTGCCGTCCCGTCCCGAATTTTGTTTTGAAATCAGCCATAAAATTGCCGTCTAACCAATCAGTGCAGCGAACCGCCGTTGTGCGTCTCACGCGAGTCCGACGCTGCGGGTCGGCGGTCGCTGACTTCTGCGGTCGGCTGCATAAGCCCCACAGTTCGGGCATGACATTCTTCTTCGCGTCCACCACGGACGCTTTGCTATTCTTCCCTTGGTTTTCATATCAATTATCACAGAAACACCCACATATGATCCAGCTCTCAGCGCCCCGCTTCGGCACAGGCGTAACCATCCAGAACGGATCGGTCTTGGTCTTGCGGTGGAATGCTATGTAGATGGTCATTTAATCAGGCGGTAATGCGGAACAACTTTAAGCTTCCCGGCTGGCCCAAGCACTCGGAAGTCTCTTCTCTCAAGCCTGCCTTGGGCATTTAGTTTCCATATCAGCCTGTCAATGGTGGCATGGCCCCGATCCAGCTCAAGCTGAAGCTGCCTCCTTGACTTCCAATCCTTTCCAATACTTTCGAGCGCGGGGGCAAGCGATCTGGAATGCTCCTCCAGCGCGTTAATCCAATCGTTCTTTGGTTTGGTTTTCATTCGACAGGTCGGTGTTATTTATACTCCGCAATGTCACTCGGTATCATCCACTGAATCAAAGGCTTATTATTGGCTCGCCAGATTTTGTTTGAGGCGCGCTTTGCGTCCCTATTTTTCCAGTAGTGCTCACGGGCAGCTTGCTTGAGCTTCTCCTTGTTCTTTTCGTAGTATCGCCTATTGGCTTCTCGCTGGCTATTCATACTTAGTCAAATCGCTTGGAATCAACCATTCTCCACTAATGCACTCAGCAACCCATGCGTGCCACATGCCGGTTCGTTTGTTAACCACCCCATAAGCAAATCCGTTCGCTTGGCGCAACGTGGACGGATTCTTTGAGGAGTAATCCATGTCCAAAGAGCAGAGGCAACCGCAAGCCCTTGCTACCCGCCGCTCAAACCCAGGCAGGCTGTATAGGTCGATTGTGTGGACGTGACCAAACAGGACGCTGCCGTAAACCATTGCCGCTTGACGGGCCGCATAGACCCCGCAGTGGAAGCCGTGAATGATGCGCAGCTTTCCAATATCAAGAACCCCGTCCCGCTTGTGGTAAGGAAGAATTCGACACTTAATTGAATCACAAACCGACTCAATATCTTTTACGCCCTGATAGGCATAGTCAGACATTACGCCATTATCCGATTCGGCAAGATCCCACAATCGCCAGCAATGATTTCCGATTAGATATTGCGTTGGCCGCATCCTTTTCAGAAACCCCATTCCAGCCTCAAAGTCCTCCCGCATCGACTCGCGCTTTTCCTCTTCGCTCGCCTTGCGACGAAGCGGGCGGAAGTCGAACAGGTCGCCACCCATCACGCGAATTTCAGGCTTCCAGTCCTTCATAAACCGGAAAAAGACCTCGCAGGCCGCTTTGTTCTGTTTGTCGCCGTGAACGTCAAACCCGGCGATGAAACGTGTCCAGTTGCTCATCGGACAGCGTTCCCCTGTGGGTTGATCGGGCGGCGGTATGTGGCGGTTGAGTAAGATCCGCCAACTCGCAACCCCTCGCTGGCAGTGGCGCACCATGTAAATCCATCTGTGGAGTATTCATCACCCGGCTCAATTATCTCTCCTTCGGCAAGCGTCCGATATTGAATCTTGCTCGGATCAATATAATACTCTGTCGACCCTTCCTTCTTCTGCTGAACCCCATCCAAATCAACCATCTCATCAATCCAGAACGATCCGTAGGCAATCGCATCAATCACCGAATCGTCCTTGTAGCCACCGGACAGGCGCTCATACTTCATGTCGTAGAATGCCGCCGTGGCCAGGGCGCGACAGTATTCGTCGGGTATGACCAGGCCGAGCTTCTTCGCCGTGGCCTTCATGGCAAGGAACCGGCAGGTTCGCCACGTATCGGCATACTCGCCTCCACGCTGGGCATATACGGCCCGGACTTTATCGAGCGTCCGGTCAGCTCTTTCTTCAAACAGGGGTTGGCTCATACCGGTGAAATTGCCCAAAGGCTTTCGTGGGTTGGGTTGACTCCGCTGGTTTCTTTGTTAAACGCCTTACTGTTTTCAAGTTTGTCACAGCGCTTGCAGACATGGCCGTTCTTCCATCGGTAGGCTTGATTGCCGCACAGGCAGTGGTATTGATCGGCTGGTTTTCGTTGGTATTTCTTTTTGCTCATGTTTTCGTTATCCTATCTTGCAAAGCGTCCCGGTCAACCTTTAACTGCTGGTAACGCTTTCTTTTTGTGTCGTCCGTCCAGCGGAAGCCAAACGCATCGGTCATTCCACCAAACGATTTAAGCTGAGACATCTCTTCTTTGATTATGTTCAACTTTTGTGTCAGCTCCCAGGTCGATTCCTTCCTGACCTGAGCGGATTTATAGTTGCGCTTCCAGTTCGCCAGCGCAGCCTTCCAGTTTTTCATCGGGTTGCGCCCGACCTTCCAGCCGTTCGATTCGTAGAAGTTAAAGAACGCTTCGCATTCGAGCGGTGGCAGGCCGATACGAATCGCCTCGGATTTGATGTCATCCAGCTCGGGCCGCTTGAGCCGGGTAGGTTTTTCCTTGGCCAGCAACTCGGCGAGCTGGATTTCAAGGTATTCAACCCGGAGTTCGATGGCGGATTTGATCATAGATGTTTTATCCCGGTCCATAGCGATCCCCAATAGAACCAAGCATAGTCACAAGCGTCCCCGCCGCCACCAGTAAAGTCGGGCCGCTCTGAAAGCACAAACAGCGCGCCTGGCTCGTTTGCCTTCCACCATTCTTTTCGTTTCCTACTGCCAAGGAAGTTCAGCCTTAAAAGCATGTAAACATGATCCGCCCTGCTGATGGCGTGATCGGCGAATTCCTTTGCGATGCTAAACGGAGGGTTTGTGACAATACACTCCCGATCCGTTTTATCCTGCAAAAAATCAACCCCAGTAGACAGGTCTGCGCCATCAGCGCCTATGCCGTCTTTAATCAATGCGTTAATCAGTCTCCTGTCCCCGCAGGCTGGTTCCCAAATTGAATTGTGAGTGCGAAGGTATGGAATCAGCGGCTCAAACGCGCTTAATGGCGTCGGGTAGAAATCGTTTGCGGTGCGCTTTGCGCCTCGGTTGGTTGCGCTCATATTTCACCTTCCCAAATCCGCAACAAGTTCGTCCACCATGTCATCGAAGCGTTCACCGGCCAGATTGCGCCTGTGCAGGACGGCGAATTGCGACGGCGTCAGCGCCCGAAGCGCCTTGTAACGCATCCAGCCTATGACAAGCTCCTCCTGCGCGAAAAGCTGCTTCGCATCGGACAGCTTGTAATTGAACCAGATTAGTTGTTCTGTGGTCATAATGGTTTTGTCCCGCACCGAATCAGACACGGGGCGGATTGGTTTCGTTCAAAGGTTTATTTCCGCAATAGCGATACGGAGCGATTCGATTTCGGTTGGTGTTAGTTTATTCTCCATAAAGATACAGGCCCGCTTTTTCACGATGACGAGAACGGGCATCTGCAACCGATTGTTCGATCTCTTTAATTGAGTTCAAAGAGTTGATGGCCAGCTTTTGCCATTGGAGCCTCTGCTTTCGTTCTTGTTTGAGCTTCTCACCGAGCGACTTGATTGAAGCAATCAATGTGCGCTGCCGCTTTAAGTAAAGAAATAGGTTGCTCACAACTCCACCTTTCCCGTTGCGCGCAGGGCTGCTACCGCATCTCGCAATTTACGATCCGTTGGCGTGTTCATTCTATAATCAAATCCCAAATCCTTTTCTGCTGCCGCCTGCGCGACGGCAATGAGTTCGGCAACAGGAATAATGGTTGTAATTGACCCGGCAATTCCTTCGTGGCTCACCCTGAAGTATTCGCTCGCCCGGTGCGACAGGTCTTTGGCCTGTCGCTGTGGCGATTTTGGCGCTTGAAGCAACTTGCGGGCTTGATCCAATAACTCAACTGCTGTTTCCTGTTCAGATTTGTTCATGTTTCGTTTCGGTTTAACCGCTACAGACGCTTTCGTTTCGGGGTCACCCTGCCGGGCGACTAGGAAGCCAGAAACAACAGGGCATCTCTAGCGAATTTAGGTTCGCTTTTCGTTACCGGTACCAGATTACCCGCTTCAGGCTCGCATTTGCCCTGTTTCTCAAGAGCATAGCTTGCGACTAATCTGCCCTATGTTCACCGCAACCAACTAGGCGGGGCCTTCTCTTAACCTGCCGGTATGACTGAGGTTCTCAGTTTCCAACATTTTTCATACACTCAACGGACTCGCGCTCCCGAAGTATCCGGCTATATCAGCTTTGTGTATGGGCTTATTACGGGCTTGATGTGTCTTACGTTATCGCGATTTGAACCGCATTTGGTTGCTGTGTCTGGCCGGTAATTGCCGGCCTGGTTCCGCCTCGCACCGCTCTGGTCTGGCCAGAATGGCAATGTAGCTCGGTAAAATTGGTGAGCGCGGCAGGATTTGAACCTGCAAGAGACAGTAAGATGATGGGGTATAACCGCCAACCCACCTACCATGCGAGGACTGTTACTGCGCTGTGCATTAAAGCACTGACCGGCTTGGAGTCTCGCAACTGGCCTATCATTCCACTCGTTATTAAGGAGCAGCCAGCTTCGTCCGTCGTCTCGTGTCGCATTCGTATCGCATTGCGTCTTTACATTCCGCCACGCGCTCAAATTGAATCCAAAGCCGGGAATCGAACCCGGATCTTCCGGCACATGTCGGAGCGACCGACAATCAACCGAACGCATGTCCACTACTCTCGCTTCTAGCTGCGCGTAGTCGCTCATGCTGCTTTGGAAAGAATTGGTCCGGGGAGATTTTGGGGGAAGGTGTGAAGCAGCCCTTACGTTCTGTAAGACCCGGACCAAAATTTTGTTACTACGGCTTTGCTTCACGCCACGAACTTAACACTTGCCTTTCCCCGCGCAAGGATTATTTTCAGAAAGTTAGGTTAACGATAAAGACCCAACAAAACATGGCCATCCGTCGCAAGCCCGTCAACATCAGCCAGACCTCCGCCCGTCAACTATGCGAAAAGCATAAGTTCGATCCGTTCGAGGAAATGATCCTGTGCGTCAAGAACCGGATACCCGTGCCGCGAGGGGTTGACCCGGATGTGCTCAAGCCGATGCTGCAACGGTACGACCTGGTTGAGGAGGATGGCAAGCAATGGCTGGTGCTGCCGGTCAAGGACAAGCTGGACGCTCTGGACAAGTGCTGCCGCTATACCCGGCCCGTGCTCAAGAGCAGCGAGATCAAGGAATCGAAGGACTATACCTTGAGGGTAACGGTTAAGAAGTTTGGTGAGGTTGAGAACGGGAACGGAACAGTCGTTGATGTGACGCCTGAGCTGGTTAAGCAGATTGAGGATAAGACAAATGCCTGACATTGAACTCCCACACAGATACACCCCTCGCCCATACCAGCAAGCATTGTGGAATCATTTTGTGCCAAACGCTGAACGCAAGCGTGCGGTGGTTATTGCTCACCGGCGTTGGGGAAAAGACCTTTTGGCATTGAATCTAGCTGTCACGCTGTCCCAAATTCGGATTGGGACATATTGGCACTGCCTCCCGTTCGCACGGCAATCGCGTGCTGTTGTTTGGAACGGAATTGACTCGAATAATAACATTCGATTGCTCGACCACATACCGGAAGAAATCGTTGAGAGGCGCAATGAAAACGAGATGCGAGTGCACTTTAAAAACGGGTCCATCTTGCAGTGCATCGGCGGTGATGACATCGACCGTCACGTCGGAACTAACCCCATTGGTGTAACCCTGTCCGAATACGCAATCACCGATCCGGCTGTGTGGGATTACATTCGTCCTATTCTGCGCGAGAACAAAGGATGGTGTCTAATCATCACAACCATTCGTGGCAAGAACCACGCATACAAAATCGCCCAGGACTATGCGCGGCTGCAAACATCGAACCCGAACTATCTTTACGTCAACCAGACCATTGACGACACCAAGGCGATAAGTGCGGCAGACCTTGAAGAGGAAAAGCTGTCCGGTATGAGCGAGCAGCTCATTCGTCAGGAGTTTTACAACGACCCGGAAATCCCACTACAGGGCGCTTACTACGTTTCGGAAATAACCAAGGCGCACAAGGAGGGCCGAATCACCAACGTTCCATACGAACCAAAGGCATTGGTGCATACCGCATGGGACATCGGATTCTCGGACTTCACGGTTATTGCGTTCTTCCAGATCGTCGGGCAGGAGGTTCGGATTATAGATCACTACGCAGCTTCAGGGGAGGAGATGTCCCATTATGCGCGAATCCTTAAAGAAAAAGAGTACGCGTTTGGGGATCATTTTGGGCCGTGGGACCTCAACCTGAAACAATTAGCAGCCGGTGGCAAATCGGTCTGGGACGTTGCGCGTTCGCTCGGTATCAAGTTCCGCGTCACGCCCCAGCCCAAGTCGAAACTGGACGGCATCGAACAGGTCCGTAACATTTTTAACCGATTGTGGATTGACAAAACCAAATGCGCCCGGTTAATTGAAGCCCTGTCAAGCTACCGTAAAGAACTGCTGCCTGAAAAACTGCAACAAACCGGCGTGGGTGAAGACATGAAAATCTATAAAGACACCCCGCTCCATGACTGGACGTCACACTTCGCGGACTGTATGCGGGTGCTGGCGTGGAACATTCAGAAATCGTCCCGGAAGGTTGAGCTTCCGCAGCGGCAGAAAGACACCGTTTCTTACCTGTAAAAACCAATGAAATACGAATACCTAATCTGGTCCCCCACCTCCGACATGAGCGCGGAGCAAATCGAATCGGCCTTTAACGCTTATGGCGAATCAGGCTGGGCCTTCATCAGCCGGGACGCTGTTGGCCGGAACGTCTTTATGAAGGTCAAATCCGCCACGAGCACGGCTACAACGGTTGTGAACGCAGCCGCTCCGGTTGACCGGCAGGCCAGGCGCGAGGAGTTAAAGACAAAAGGAAAGGCGGCAAGGCGATGAAAGAACAATTGGGCTATGGTAGACAAAAGCCGCCCAAGTACAAAACCCCCGTAAAATTTGATGGGGGGGGCTGTGATTGTGACAATGTTTACATCGGAGACGGCAAATGTATTTGCTGGCGATGCGGAAAAGAAACGCCACTGAATGACCCCATTCGAGAAAGCCGCCGACGTTTACCGTAACGAGTGGTGCGCCAGGTCCTTCAAGGAGGACTTGGCGCTCCACTTCCAATTCGGCTGGGTCATATCCTCTCCGCGCTTCTTCGTCATGGGCAGGCCGGTTTGCTATTGGGCTTGGTCGGCCAATCAAATCCTTGATCCGTTCCATAACCCACCAGACGAACCGGATTGCTGGCATGTCTGGCTGGCCGCAGGCGACCTTAAGGAGGCGCTTAAATTCCTTCCTTTCCCCTTGCCATACATCTCTTTTGAGCGTAAGAATGTCCTCAAGATGTATCCGTTTGACAGATTTGTCAGCAAGTTATGAGTGATCCGTATCACGACATTTCTTTTTTTTGCCCTGAACGCTTTAACGTTAACGCTGTTACGCGGTGTTACAAGGGCGGCGGCGGTGGCCGCGCTCCAAAGCCTCCCGCTCCTCCTCGCCCAGAGGATGCCCTGTTCGGCGCAACCGCCACGGTTCAGGCCCGCCAGCGCAATGCGCGTGGTTTTAACTCGACCGTGCTGACCGCTGGTATGAATCCAACCCAGGTCAATTACGGACCAAAACGACCAGCTACACTCCTGTCAACCCTGAGCTGAAATGCAAGACATCGACCCTAAAGCCGTAGCGGTCATAGCTCGATTTGATGCGCAAAAATCAGAACGTTCCAATTGGGAAACGAACTGGCAGGACATTCGCGATCTGGTTCGTCCAACTACGACAGACTTCAACCGTCGCGAACAGTCCGGTTTCAGCCGTGTCGATAACGTATACGACGGCACGGCGCGGGAGGCGTCCAAGGAGCTGGCAGCTGCGCTGCACTCCTATATGTCGTCCCCTACGGAGCGGTGGTTCGAGATTCAAGCCACGCCCGATATTGAGCTGGCCCGCGACCCGCAGGTAATTGCTTGGTCGGAACAGGTCGCTGACGCCATTTATGGGCAGTACTGCAACGACCGGACCGGCCTGACCAGCGCCCTGCACGAATCCTATCTGGACATTGCGGCCTTTGGTAACTGCATTGTGTATCAGGATTGGGACGGTGATTCCCAAGCCCTGCACTTCCGCACACACCCGCTATCGGCCTGCTATTTCGAGGAAGACTATTACGGGCGAATCAATTCCATTTCGCGCTGCCTGCCGATGACCTACGACCAGGTGATTGGTCAGTTCGGCCCTGTCCTTGGTGAAGAGTTTTCCAAGGACAAGCAGCGCCGTTGGGAAGTTATCCATGCCGTTTATCCCCGCGAACAGCGCGATTACGGCAAGCAGGACAGCAAAAACATGCCTTACGCATCCTGTTGGGTGCTTAAGGATAAAAAGCTCGTCCTGCGCGAATCTGGCTACGCTGAGTTCCCCTACCATGTGGGCCGGTGGAACAAGATTGCTGGCGAGCAATACGGGCGCGGTCCCGCCGACGACTGTCTGCCCGACATTCGGATGCTGAACCGGATGGAATACACCATGATTAAGGCGGCTAAGAAGGCTGTAGAGCCTCCTCTTCAGCTTACTTCGGATGGCTTCCTGATTCCGCCTGACGGCATCTCGACCGGGGCGAATGACATCCTGTACCGCGAGCCAGGCACCGAGCCTGCCCAATACCTTGAGTTCCGGGGCAATATCCCTTGGGGCGAAGAGAAGGTTCAGCAAAAGCGCGACTTCATCCGGCAATGTTTCTATGCCGATTGGGTCAAGCTGATGCCCAAGAAAGAGCGCCAGACCGCTTACGAAATCAGCGAACTTGTTGAGCAGCAACTTCGCATGATGGCCCCCATGTTGGGCCGGTTACAAACCGAACTGCTCGGGCCGATGATTGTCCGGTCCTACAATCTCCTTCGGGAACACAACAGACTGCCCAAACCGCCCGCTCAACTTGAGGGGGCTACCCTGCGTATTGCGTATATGAGCGCGGCGGCAAGGGCGCAGGTCGGCTCGAAGGCCACTCTTATCGGGCGTTACATCCAAGAGCTTGTTCCGCTCGCCCAAATCAGCCCAACCGTCATGGACGCGGTGGACGCGGACCAGGTTGCCCAAGAACTGGCCAACCTGCGTGGGGTTTCCCGTCGCGTTCTGCGCACATCCGACCAAATCGACGAAATCCGGGCCAGCCGCCAGCAGGCCGAGCAAATGCAGCAAATGGCTGCGGTTGCCGAACCGGCCAGCAAGGCGCTGCTCAACGTCGCCAAGGCACAGGAGGCTGGGAATGTCATCTAAACATGATCATCCGAAACATCACCGATCTGATTCGGCTTAGACAGGCGTATCAGACGACATTCAAACCGAATACAGACGCAGAAATCGTACTCCGTCATCTCATTAAGCTGGGATGCGTGAACCGAACTACTTTTTGTCCGGGCGATCCGAACAAAACCATGATGAACGAAGGGGCCAGGCGGCTCGTTCTTGAGGTTCTAAACCTGATTCATGGCGATACCGACGCGGTTATGAACCGCATCAACCAAACATACCGAGAAGATAAGGAATAAACATGAGTGAAACACTGGTTACGGGCGGGCAGCCACAGGGCGGAGCGGCAACAACGTGGGTAGACACGCTTCCTCAAGAATTGCGAGGAAATCCGTCTCTGGCGCAGTTTCAGGGTAAGACGTGGGAAGAGGTTGGTCCGACTATCGCCAAGTCCTACGTCGAAACAAAGTCCATGATCGGGGCGGACAAGATCCTGAAGCCGTCTGAGAAGTGGACCGACAAGGAATACGACGCCTTTTACAACCAGCTTGGTCGCCCGGAGGCACCCGACAAATACACCATGCCGGAAGTCAAGATGCCGGAAGGACTGAAGCTGGACGACGCCAAGATCGCCGAGCGCAAGGCGCTTTACCACAAGGCGGGCCTGACCGACAAGCAGGCCAAGGCTTTGATTGAGGCGGATTTGACCTTTGTGAAGTCGTCCTACGAGGCTGACAAGCAATCGACCGAATCGGCCAAGCTCACGGCTGAATCCGCCCTGAAGCAGGAATGGGGCGACAAGTATCAGGCCAATATCGAGCTGGCCCGTTCCGTTGTGGCCAAGTTCGGCGACGAGCAATTCGTCCGCTACGTTGAGGAATCCGGCCTCGGTAACGACCCTCGCCTTGTGAAGTTGCTGGCCAAGGCCGGGCAGGGCTTGATGGAAGACCGGGCTACCGGTAAGGGCACGACTGAGATTGCGCCCAATGCGGCGCAAGCCATGTCTGAAATCAACCAGCTCAAGGCGGACAAGGAGTTCATGGACAAGTTTGTTTCGGGCGACAAATATGCCGTCCAGAAATTTAATTACTTGCATACCGTGGCCTATCCTAGTAAGACTGGCCGCGCATAGTGATTCGTTTAGTTGTTAAGTGGGACGGGCGGGTAAGGGTTTTCTGGTTTTCCCCTTGCCCGCCTTTTTGTTGGTTGACAAACTTTAACGTTAACGTATTCTCCACGTATCGGACTACCTGATTCGTCAGGCCCGGTTGAATCCGCATACACTGCGGACGTTTAGCGAGCGTGTTCGCGAGGCGAGGCCCGTAAGGACTACCGACCCGTTACAAAGCATTGGCGCTTTGTTGCGCCAGAGTTGCTAGTTCTTATGAGTTTTACAGTCGATACGGCATTTGTTAATTCGTATCACGCCCAGCTCGAACACATCTTCCAGCAAAAAGGAAGCAAGCTGCGTGGTACTGTCCGGGAGGTAACGCAGAATTCTGAATACGATTACTGGGATCGTCTCGGAGTTGCTGAAGTGCAGGAAATCAGCACTCGTCACGGCGATACGCCGCACAACGAGATTGAACACACCCGTCGCCGGAATCAGGTCGTTGGTTATGATACCAACGAATACTTCGATAATCAGGACAAGCTCCGCATGATTATCGATCCAAAGAGCGGTTACGCGCAGGCTCAGGCTTACGCGCTTGGCCGCAAGATGGACGACGCCATCATCACCGCAGCATTAGGCACGGCCTATGCCGGTAAGAGCGGCTCTACCTCTGTTTCGTTCGGCACGGGCGGATCGGTCCTTTCGTCTTCCACCGTCGCGGTTGACTACGTGGAATCCGGCTCGACCGCAAACAGCAACCTGACCATCGGCAAGCTGCGTCGGGCGCTGTATCTGTTGGAGGCCAATGACGCCATTGACCCAATGGAGCCGGTTTCAGTTGTGGCTCACCCGTCCCAGAAGCAGGCTTTGCTTCGGACGACTGAAGTTACCAGCTCCGATTACAACGCCATTAAGGCTCTTGTGAACGGCGAAATCAACACGTTCCTCGGGTTCAACTTCGTTTGGACGACCCGCGTTACGACCGACGCCAGTGGTTATCGCCAGGTCTTGGTTTATCCCAAGAGCGGCATTCTGCTTGGCGTTGCCGAGAACATGAGCGTTAAAATCGACCCGCGCCCTGACAAGCGTTACAGCTATCAGGTCTACTCGACAGCTACGTTCGGCGCTACCCGACTCTGGGAAGAGCGAGTCATCAAAGTCCTCTGCGCTGAGTAAACAGAAAGGAATAAAAGAATATGGCTACTACAGTTATTGATAGTTACTCGGACCAGCTCCAGGCGTACGTCGAATCAGGGACAAAGATGGATACCAATCTGTCTTTTTCCAAGGCGCATGTCATTCCGTTCGTTCACACCTGCTCGGCGGAAGCCTCTGGCTCTGACATCGCTCTTGCCATCATCCCGAAGGGGGCGCGAATCATCAGCGGCGAAATCGTTTCGTCCGCCACCTTGGCCAACTCTGCCCAAATCTCGATTGGCCTGGCTGGCAAGGATGGAACTGGAACGATTGACGACGTTCGTTCTGGCAGTTCGATTTCGACTGCCGGAGCTACCGTTACAAGCGCCCAGTCCGATTCGACAACCTGCCTGAAGGCGGCTGCTGTTCAAAGCACTACCAAGGTTGGTTTCGCTCTGACAACTGCGCTGGGATTCATGTACGAAGCCCAAAAGGATCTGTACCTGACCGCTACGACATCTGTCGGCGCTGTCACCACGGAAGTCCTTCGCGGTTACGTCATTGTTGCTTATCCATGATCAAACAAGGTTGTTTCCACTGGAACCAACTGGCTGGTCATTGACGTTCGTTAAATTCAGGCAGCCTCTCGCAGGCTCCTCCTCCGGGCGGCTTGGGTTTTTCATGTTTACTCAAGCCGCCTTTTATTTTATCGTCAACTCGTTATGGCACAAAGCCAACTTGAAGTAAGCCAGGCCGCTCTATACAAGATTGGCTCGACCAGCATTTCCTCGCTGTCGGACACCAGCAAGGAGGCGGTCGTTTGCAATGCTCGCGTGGACATCTGCAAGCGGGCTTTGCTGGAAATGCACCCGTGGAACTTTGCGGTCAAGCGCAAGATCGTCCGCCCGACCGAAACCAGCTATACCGCCTTGGCCGATGCGGGCGCTACCGATTACTTCCGCGTCACTTCCGCCTCGCACGGATTGGCCTCTGGCGACCGCGTGACAATTACGGACGAGACGGCTTATCCGACCGCTAACGGAACATGGGAAATTGTCTATGTCGATGCCAATAACTTCGACCTTTACGATTCCGTTTTTGCTGGCAGCGGAACCGTAACGGGCAACTGGACGCGGGCGGCTGCGACCAATTACGCTTACTCCATTGCGAAGCCATCCGATTGCCTGCGTATTCTGCGCATCAACGAGCGTGTCTATTCCGCTGAATGGCGGGTTGAGGCCGGCCGCATCTCGACCGACCTGAGTGAACTGGAAATCAAATACATCTACGACGTGACGGATTACACCACCATGCCAACGATGTTTTATGAATGCCTCTCGCTTTATCTGGCTTGGGACATCTGCGACCATTTGACCGCCAGTGATAAAAAGAAGCGCCAGGCTTGGACGGACTTGTTTGGTGGCGACGGAAAGATCGGCCTGATTCAGAGGGCGCGATTCATTGACGCCACTGAGGATTCCTCGCCTGTCATTGAGTCCAACGACTGGATTCTTTCTCGCAACTCTAACGCCTTGGCCATGCCTATTCAGTAATGCCTCAAGCCAACCTAGCACAAACAAGCTGGCGCTTCGGTGAAGTCTCTCCACTCCTGCGCGGTCGGGCCGATCTGGACGCTTGGAAACAGGGCTGCGAGAAGCTTGAGAACTTCATTGTAACCCCGCAGGGTTCGCTGTTGCGCAGGCCAGGCACCGAGAACATCCATTACATGGACTCCGATGCGCTGCGCCTGATTGAGTTCCGGGCGGCGGACAACGACTCCTATGTGCTGGAATTGTTTTACGGGGAATACTCGGCTTACAATTGGGGAAGTCTCATCCTGAAAAACGGCGAACTGCTTTACGGCGTTCACGGCCAGCGAATTGAGGAAGTGACTGACGACGGAGCTGGGTTTCCGCTCATCAAAATCACCAACCACCAGCTTTCCATTGGCGACCCGGTTTACATTCAGGGCTGCAACGGCGGCATTGCTGACGGGCGCTACGTTGGAACCGTAAGTGATGCCGATCATATCTTGCTGACCAGTGGAACGGTTACAACTTATTCGGGCGGTGGCGTGCTTTACTACGACAAGTTCGGCGGGCCTGCGGGTGTTGGCCGGGTAATTAGCATTACCGGCGTAACGCTGGCCGCTGGCGAGTTGACGTTTACCACGTCTACCGCACACGGATTTGTTGCTGGAGACAAGATTGGGGTTACAGCCGTGCTTGGCGCAACTGAGGCAAACGGCCAATGGACAGTTACAAGCGGATCGGGATCTTCGTTCAAGGTGGCTTACACCGGAACGTTAACCGCTTATACCAGCGGTGGCGTTTGCAGCGATTCCCCGTTGCTTATCCCGATGTCACCGCTGCACACCTACACCAACGCCCAGCTTAAGCAAATCAGCGTTTGCCAGAGCGCGGATGTGATGTTCTTTGCACATCCCGAGATGCCACCCTATACGCTTACCCGGTTGAGCGATTATCAGTGGGAGTGGCGCAAGATGGAGTTTATCGACGGCCCTTACCTTAATCGCAATCAGGGTTACACGCGCCTGACGATTAGCAATTTCAACGACGAAGCTGTCTTCTTTGATCCGGTTGGCAACGTCAACTTTGCGGTTGGCGATGCTGGAAAGTTCCTTCAATACCGCGAAGACAACCAGTGGAAGCTTGCGGAAGTAACCGCATACACAGACGCGGAGCATGTCACCGCAGACATCAAGAGCAACTTGCTGCTCAATCTGGACGAGCAAGTCGCGCTGAAATCCAGTGTCAAGCGCTCAACAAT